CCAGAAGCAGGCCGCAGCAGCGGCCATTGGTGCAGAAGCACTCAAGCGTGGACTCACCATCTCTGGCAACGTCGAGAGCTATGCTCTTGCCGGTGTCTCTGCTCAGCAGGCTGGAGAGGGTTACGCCAAGATTGCGGAGCAGCTTCCCGGCTACAACGCCATTAGCCACATCTATGGCATGGATGTTGGACAGTCCGCCCTTGAGGCGGCTGTCTTCGGAGCACAGGATGAGCAGTCTCAGCAGGCTGCACAGAATGTGACCAGGCTGGCAAGTTGGAACCGTGCGCGTGCAACCGGCGTGTCCGGCGCTGCGCAGACTGGACTTGCACGCAGGGTAGCGGGACAGGTATAGTTCGTAATGAGCCGGGGAAAACTATTCGGTTAGGGATCCCCGGACTCATCTAGTAGTGGCCTAGTGGCGAAGGCTCCTGGTTTGGGACCAGGCGATCGGGGGTTCGAATCCCTCCTACTAGACTGGGGACAGCGTAGGATGTGCTAGCGGGTCTGTAAAACCCTCCTATCTGGGTTCAAATCCCGGGTCCCCAACTTCGGTTAGTAGCTCAGAGGACAGAGCAGCGGCCTACGAAGCCGCGTGTCGCAGGTTCGACTCCTGCCTAATCGACTGCGCTGTAGTGGAGCGGTTACCATGCTGGCCTCATAAGCCATGCGACACGGGTTCGAATCCCGTCGGCGCCATACTCGGATAGTTCAGTGGAAGAACGACGGTCTTACACACCGTATGTCGGGGGTTCGAATCCCTCTCTGAGTACGTGTGCAGTCCAGGCAGGCGGCCCTGTCAGCCGCCTGCAAAGCGGTTACTATGTGGTTCGACTCCACCTGTACACTCTGCCCTACTAGCTCAATGGAAGAGCGCCGGAGTGAAATCCCGGAGGTTGTTGGTTCGAGTCCAGCGTTCGGCACTTCGCTTGTAGCTCAGTGGTAAGAGCACCAGTCTGATACACTGGCGGTCGTCGGTTCAAATCCGATCAGGCGAACTTTGGAGGGTGGCGCGGGTTGGTCCGCAAGCGGTCTAGAAAACCGTGCCAGGGTTACACCTGAGGGTTCGACTCCTTCACTTTCCGCTAGACAGGCGCACGTCGACCACGGGCATAACTGCGTAGTGAAGCGCAACCTGTCGAATGGAAGATACCCGACCGGTGAGGAGCCACGCTGCTAACGTGGTAGGGCGTCAGCCTACTGGGTTCGATTCCCAGGTCTTCCGCGCCCGTGGTGTTGCTTCGCAGCAACTTAATCAGTGATAGCATTGGCACTGGCCACGATATGCTCTACTCTTCTAAGGGTAAGATCCCGCTCTGTCAAGGCGGGGATCGGAGTTCAACTCTCCGGTGGAGCGCGTCCCGTTAGTCTAGCGGTCAAGACACTTGGTTCTCACCCAAGAGTCGAGGGTTCGACTCCCTCACGGGGTACGGAGTTGTCAGCGACTCGAAAGAGCTACGGAGGCATGCACTCCTCTACCCGACAGTGTCGGGTACTGGCGACAATGGTCTATAACACAGCGGCAAGTGTACCGGGCTCTTACCCCGGGAACCTCGGTTCGAATCCGAGTGGACCAACTCAATGGAGTGTAGCTCAGCGGCAGAGCAGGGGACTGTTAATCCCTTGGCCGGAGGTTCGAATCCTCCCATTCCAGCTAGGATGTAACTCAACGGTAGAGTAGCGGTCTCCAAAACCGTGTCGTGCAGGTTCGAATCCTGTCATCCTTGCTTTACTCCCTAGTGTAACGGCAGCACGACTGACTCTGAATCAGTTAGCCTTGGTTCGAATCCAGGGGGGGTAGCTGTGGTCGTAGTTCAACGGCAGAACACCGGGATGTGACCCCGGATGTGAGGGTTCAACTCCCTCCGATCACCCCGTCTCACTCGTACAACGGCAAGTACCCCAGTCTTCCAAACTGGCGATGAGGGTTCGATTCCCTCGTGAGGCTCATGACCCCGGTTCGCCTCTGTTTCATGCGGCCGTGCACATGCCTGGCGCCAGGATGCGCATCATCCCGACCTGGATGAGGTGGTGGGAACGGTAGACCCACTATGGTCAATGCCCCTGTAGTTTAACTGGCAGTAGCGTCGGTCTTAGGAACCGGAGATCAGGGTTCGAATCCCTGTGGGGGTACTTGCGCAAGTGGATGAGTGAAGCTTGCGCACCTTGCCCTGTTAGCTCAACGGCAGAGCACCGGTTTAGTAATCCGGTGATGAGGGTTCGATTCCTTCATGGGGCTCGCATGGGGATGTAGCACAATGGCAGTGCACTGGTTTTGCAATCCAGCGGCTGTGGGTTCGAGTCCCACCTTCTCCACCATGACACCATCAACCGGCCGGTGTTTCATGTCCTCAAGTCCGGTAGAGTGAGTTAAGGCCACGGTCCCCGCCGTGGCCTTTAGCATTCGCATCCACGATTACACAGGGAGAACAGTCAATGACTGACGCATGGGACTACAACGAGTCCGACGACCAGACGCAGAACAACGGGCCTAAGCCACTACGAGACGCTTACGCAGCCCAGAAGAAGCAGAACGAGGAACTGATGGCCCGCCTGGCCAAGCTAGAGGCGGTCAACCAGAGGAACCAGGTCGCGGACATGATTGAGGCTCAGGGTGTGGCACGTTCCGCCGCACAGTACTACAGCGGCGATGCTGACCCGGACAAGGTCTCGGCGTTCGTCAATGACATGCGCGCTGCTTTTGGCAGCGCTTCAGCACCTCAGGCTACTCCGGTATCCACTCCAGCAGTAGACGCATCCGATGCACAGAAGCTTCAGAGCATGATGCAGGCAGGAGCCCAGGGTGCAGCACCCGGAAATGCAGACGTAGCACTGTCTGCCATGAACAACCCGGATGCCTCCACCGCCGATCGTATCGCGGCCTTCCAGGCTTTCGCGCGCACACAGCAGCAGTAAGCACTAGGGCCGCATTCTCCCTAAGGATGTGTAATGGCTAACGCCTTTACTGGCACCTCTGCCATGTCCAACCTCGTCCAGACTGCGTACGACCGCGAGCTAGAGTTCGCACTACGTGCCCAGCCTATCTTCCGTCGAGTAGCGGACAAGAAGCCTGCACAGCAGGCAATGCCAGGTTCTTCCGTTGTATTCGAGATCTATCAGGATCTCGCTCAGGCTATCACCCCGCTCAACGAGCTTGTCGACCCTGACGCCGTTGCAGCAGGACAGCCAACCACCGTTTCCGTAACCCTGAACGAGTACGGTAACGCGATCCTCGTATCGAACAAGCTCGACCTGTTCAGCTTCACTGACGTGACCGCAGGTCTTGTCAACCAGGTTGCATGGAACCTGATCGACTCCGTCGACCTGATCGTGCAGAACGTTCTTGCGACTGGAACCCAGACCATTCGTAACGACCCTGCAACGGGTAACCCGTCGTACGGTTTCGGGTCCAACCCGACTCAGGCGATCGCGCTAACCGCGATCGACCAGACTGCGAACTCTCGCTACGACACCGCTGACGTTCGTCTCGCAACTACCAAGCTGCGCTCGAACAAGGTTCACCCAACCATGAACGCCTACTACACCACCTACATCCACCCGGATGTATCCCACGATCTCCGTGGTGAGACCGGTGCAGGATCTTGGCGTCAGCCTCACGAGTACTCTGCCGCAGGTAACATCTGGGCAGGAAACATCGGTGAGTACGAGGGTCAGGTCTTCCTTGAGAACCCTCGCTGCCAGAACGTTCAGGCTGGTTCTGGTGCCGGTGCATCTCAGACTCGCGTCTACAACACCTACACCGTAGGACAGCAGGCACTTGCCGAGGCGGTTGCCGAGGAGTTCCACACTGTTCGCGGTCCGGTCGTTGACAAGCTGACCCGCTTCCAGCCATTCGGCTGGTACGGTGTCGCTGGTTGGTCTCTGTACCGTCCTGAGGCACTCATCGTGACTCAGACTTCCAGCTCTGTCCGTCCGACTGTCTAACTGATTGAGGGGAGCCCTTTCGGGGGCTCCCCTCTTTCTTGCGAGGTTTCCATGGCTAACTGGATTTTCACCACACCTACTACAGATGAGGCACCCTTCGCATGGGACTTCATGCTCCAGAGGTTCAGGATCGATCGTGGCATCACGGTGAAGCAGACAGCGCCTGGACCTAACTATGTGCTTGTTCGCTTCCAGTCCTACACTGACGAGAACGGATCGGCCAACATCCCGATCAATGAGCCAGGTACTACTCCGACCGGGCTCAACACCTTCCGAGGTGGATACGAGTGGACAGTAGATGACGCGACCAAGGCAGACCTTATTAACTCCGGCATTGGAATCACCAATGCCAACTTCACACTGGTGGTCTGATGCCATACGCAAGTGACAAGCAGCGCAAGTTCATGTACGCAAAGCACCCCGACATCGCGAAGAAGTTCGAGAAGGAGGGCAAGGCTAACGTGGTGAAGAAGGCCGCCAAGAAGGCGGCCCCGAAGAAGAGCGGGAAGGGGAAGAAGTGACTCACGGATACGACTACAGTCCGGCCAAGAATCCAGCACCGGGCACCATGGCTCCAGACTGGGGCTGCACTGAGCAGTGCTGCGCAGCAGCTACACCAGGTGGAACCACCAACCGAGTGATGTGGGACGAGAAGGGTGTTCTGGACTCCAACGTCTACCGTGTCGCCCAGGCTCCCGCTGGCCAGTCTCTCCCCGCTGCACACGATGCCCACAAGCAGGGCATCTACAAGACGAACTCTGTCGGCGACTATGACTAAGTGTCGAACCGGCTGCCCAACTCAGGATCACAAGTCCTATGCGGAATGCTGCAAGGGTCTGAGCCTCGCTATCGGCGAGGCTCTAACTCTCAGGCAGAAGTCTGTTGACTCTGAGCTGAAGGCCTACCGCAATGCACGTGCCGAGGGCATCCAGCCACGAGGTACACAGATGCACCAGATCGAACAGGCAAAGCGAATGAGCGACGCTACGGGCGTCGCGTTTGGAGTGTAACAATGGCCGAGCATCGCGTCATTGTGGAGGGAACCTACAACCCAACGACCGGTGCGACCGTGCCCGTCACGGGTGGAACTTCCTCCACCCCTTCGTACGTCACCATCACTGATGGTACGAACAACGTCACCGTATCCGCTTCTGCGTCCGTCGGTAACGCACTCGCAGTATCCAGTGGTTCCGTCTTCTCCGGAACCACGCTCAATGCTGTAACCGGTAACTCCACTGGAACTGCCGTGGACTCCGGTTCGGCTCGCTCCAACTGGTCCTTCGTTGCAGTGGGAACCTCGACCCTGACTGGAACTCTCACTCTTGAGCTCTCGGTCGATAACGTCGCCTGGGTATCCAGCACCGTGACTGCATCTCTGACTGCCGCTGGAACTGTTGGAGGATTCTCCACTGGTCGAGCAGCGCGGTATGCAAGGGTCAGCCTCACTGCCGCTGCCGGTTCGGGCAGCGTCACCGTCAAGATGATGGCAGCAGGTTAATCATGGCTCAGATCAATATCGGTACGGACGCGAACACCTCACTGTTAACCGCACCAAGCAGGGTCACTAACTTCACCGGTGCATACCTGTACAGCATCGATGACCAGCCTGGCGTAGTTGCCGCAAACAACTTCGTCAGCCTGTTCAATCCCGTGGCCAGCGGCAAGTTCCTGTACTATCTCGGTGCATATGTCAGCACCTACGTGACCGGCGGTGGTTCTACCACTCGCGAGTCTATGCAGGGACATGCAATCACAGCCGCAAGCGCTGGGACGCTTCAGGCGGCCAGCGCTATCTTCAAGTTCGACTCCACATACGCGAATGCCGGAGCCGAGGTTCGTACTGGCAATCCAACTGTGACCATCGGTCCAAACGTGTTCAACTCTCCACCTCCGATCAACACCAGCACCGGACAGTATGTCCATGCGATTGGTGCTGGACTCCTTGAGTTCGGTGGCCCAGTGAAGATTCGCCCAGGCGAGGGCCTGGTCTTCACCACTGACGCCGGTAACACCAACCAGACCTGGAACATCTCCATTGCATGGGCGGAGGGAACCTGATGCTTGATAATGCATCAAACTTCAGCAATGCCGAGTACTTCAACGGTAGTGCAACTGCAACGGGCAGCGTCGTAACGCTGCCAGCCAACCGCTACTTCTCGTGCGACATTCAGCTCTCTGTCGCACAGTCGGGAGCCGGTACTGCAACTGCATCCGTTCAGTACAACACTTCGGGTGGAACCTTCTCCCCCGCTGACAACTCGATCGTAGCAAGGATCCAGGCTATCGGACTTCTCGGAGTCTCTTCCGCAAATGCGGACACCGTTACTCTCGCCGGTTACACCGGAAGTGGTGGTGCAACTCTAGACTTCACCCTGTCCGGTACCGGATCCTGCGTCATCAACGGAGTGCTTCAGTAATGACCGTGACACTGGCGGACATGAAGGGCCGCATCAAGCAGATGCTCCAGGGCTACACTCGTAACCAGGAGCAGATCACCTGGCTTACGTCCAACATGGCCGCCGGTGACACTTCCTTCAACGTCGATCCAGGGACCGCGAGTCTTGTAACTCGCGGTCTTGTGGAGATTGACAATGAGCTACTTCTTGTCAATACGTTCAATGCAACCACTGGACTTGTCCAGGTTGCAGCAAACACCAATGGACGTGGTGTTGAGAACACCACGGCAGCATCCCACCTGACCAATGCCATCGTCAGGATGGACCCGGATTACCCGCTTCAGCGAATCACTGAGGCGATCAACGATACGATCCAGTCCACTTACCCGGATCTGTACGTGATGAGCAACTTCGAGTTCACCAAGGTTGCAGCACGATACGAGTACGACATGCCAGCAGAGGCGGAAGACGTACTGAAGGTCATCTTCGACACCATCGGACCGTCCCGAGTGTGGCCACCTTCCCAGTCTTGGCGCTTCAATCCTCAGTCCAGCCAGATTCCGGAGGACGGATCCGCCACCGGCAAGTCTCTTCAGATCATGGATCAGATCATTCCAGGTCGAGACATCAGGGTGACTTACACCAAGAAGCCGGGAGTATTCACCTCCGACTCTCAGGACTATGAGACTACGGTCGGATATCCGGAGCGCACCATCGACATGATCCAGTTCGGTGCAGTTGCCCGACTACTGTCGGGCGTTGAGGCTGCTCGACTTCAGCAGAAGAGCATTGAGTCCACCGAGCGAGCACCACTGGTACCAACCGGTGCCGCGTCCAACGCCTCTCAGTACTACTGGAACATGTACCAGAAGCGACTGAACGAAGAGGTCGACCGTATCCACCAGCTCTTCCCGAGCTATCAGACGTTCCTGTCCTAGGAGAACCAGTGACGCAGACTCGCTACTACAGTTCCACCGCACAGCCAACTGTCCTCACTGGAACTGTCACTCCATCACAGACCAACATCACTGTTCAGTCCACGGTCGGATTCCCTCCGACCGTTCCCTACCTGATCGCACTGGACTATGGCACTCCGTCCGAGGAGCTGGCACTCGTCACCCTTCAGGCCGGACTGTCCCTCACTGTCACGCGTGCGTACGACGGAACCGCTGCCGCTGGCCATGACGCTGGAGCCCCTGTGCGCCACGTTACGGCAGCCGTAGACTTCACTGAGTTCAATACCCACGGTGGCGCTGCTTCGGCCGTTCACGGTGTCGTGGGAGCCATTGTAGGTACCACCGACGTCCAGACTCTGACCAACAAGATTCTGACCACGCCGGGTCTCACCAACCCCGGCATCTCTGGTGCATCCACTACGATCGCCGGAACGATCGCAGACACTGCAACGTGGAACAGTGCTGGATCCACGCACAACAATGGTACGTATGCCACTCCGGGTATCACCAACCCGACGATCACCGGAACCGTGGGCGGTTCCGCTTCATACACTGCACCGACTCTGACTGGAACCGTTACCGCATCTGCTGCAACGATCTCCTCTCCGACTGTGCGTGATGAGACTGTCATCAACTCCGCTATCGGAGTTGTGCCTGAGATCGTGAACGCCATTGCCGGTACTACTGCCGACATCTTCAAGACTCAGTTCAACGGTTCTGACAGGTTCAGGGTTCTGCCTACCAGCGGTGTCATTGCCAACGTACCGAACACCGCAGTCAATGTGTACACGGGAACTGCGGCATCAGGATTCACCGGTAACCTCATCGATCTTCAGGTCAATGCGGTATCCCAGTTCAAGGTGAACCAGGCTGGTTCTGTTACTGCGCTGGGATCTATGACCACCGGAACCTCCGGACAGTTCACCGTCTCCACCACTGGTGATATTGCGACCACCGGCATCGGAATGGTGCAGGGGAAGTACAAGACTGGCGACACCTCAAGGGCGTCGACCACCACGATGACTGCAGATCCCGATCTGGTCAACATTCCAGTCGTGGCAAACGGTGTGTATGTGGTTGATTGCAGCATCATCTACTCTGCCATCGATGCTGCGGACCTGAAGATTCAGTTCACCGCTCCGGCGTCCACTGTCATGAACTGGCATGGCGGATGCCTTCCCACCACTTCCACCGGATCTACCGGTACGTACATCTATGACTGCCAGACCCTGGCAACCACCTACACTCCGGGTGGAGGAGACGCGGCGGGTAACGCAACACAGATGATCCTGGACGTGAAGGGTCTCCTGCGAGTAGCCGGTACTGCTGGAAACTTCGGCGTCCAGTGGGCACAGAACTCCAGCAATGCAACTGCCACGATCCTTCGTGCCGGTTCCTACATTCAGCTCAACCGTATTGCGTAAGGATTATCCATGAGCGTAGTCCACTCCCTGATCCGCAGGGTTGTAGCGCCCCTGAGTGGGCGCACATCCGCGTCGTCCGGTCTGTACGTTCCATCAACCTACCAGTACGACTACGCCCTTGGTGGTGTTCCATTCATGTCGGGCGCGTCCGACTCGCGCCCGGATACTGAGGGACCTGTTCCTCAGCGCAAGGATCAGTTCGATAACTACAAGGATCCAGGCGAGTACTCGCTGAATCAGTGGTGGCTGCGCTCCCAGAACTCCTTCGTCGGAGGAGCGGGAGTGGTGTACCAGGATCCGGATACACAGGGCAACAGCCTGAACATCAGGTACGCAAGCTCCATCGGAGTGGACCCGTTCTCCGATGCAGACATCCTGAGCCTGCTGCACCGAGTGGTCGACAACTCCATCACTGATGCAGATGCGGTGAACAGTGATCCGTTCTCCACTGGCTACAGTGGAGCAAGTGGGAATGACCTGTGGTTCGCCAAGGGGCGAACCATCACCAGTTACTCGGTGTCCGGCAACTCTCTGGTCACTCGTGGAGATGCTGTCATTCCTGCGGGAACCGGTCAGATCACCAAGGGTATGCCGGTTGTGGACAAGACCAGCGACTTCACTGCTGCCCCCGCTGCCTATGTGTTCTATGCGGACTTCGGTGGAGCTTCCACCAACGGTATCTACAAGATCGTAGAGGGAACTCCACCGGTTGCCACTCGCATCTATGTGATGCCTGACACCATCGACTATGATGGCTGCCTCACCAAGGCCAAGGGCCTGCTCGCCTACGGGCGAGCCAACAAGCTGTACATGCTTGACCCCTATGCCGCAGTGGACACTGCACTACCGACCGAGAATGCCCAGGTTCCTGCCGACCAGTTCATCGTTGATGTGACCGACGGTCCGGACGGTGTGTATGTGGCATCGAACTCCGGCACTCAGGGATACATCTACAAGTCCACGTTCGACAGTGCTGGTATCGTCAACGGACTGTCCCTAATCGCGGTCATGCCCAATGGTGAGCGCATCAACAACATTGCCGGTTATGTGGGAACGTACATCGTCATCACGACCGAGACCGGAATCAGGACCGGACTGTTCAATGGTGGAGGAATCACCTACTCTCCACCGATCATCACCACTGGGGACGCCCCCACTCCGGGTGGGGGCTTCGGAAGGATTGCCTTCTGGAAGGACAATGCCTATGTTGCGGTGAAGACCAGGCCTCAGCATGATGGTTCGTACGGACTGATGGCAGTCAACCTGTCCACCGTGAACAATGACAACAACACTGGTGGACAGTTCAATGCCTACTCCACGTGGACCTACCTGCCGGGGAACACCAACTCCATCAAGGATGTCACTGTTCTCACTGATGGACGTACGGTTCAGGTGACTCGCCAGACTTCAAGCATCTCCCACGTGATGGTGGAGCACAACACTGAACTGCTTGAGTCCGGGTATCTGATCACCGGTCGATGCAGGTTCAACACTGTTGAGCCGAAGCTGTTCAAGTACTTCTCTGTTCGTACCCCTACCCCGCTCGATGGTGAACTGGCTATCGACATGGTGGATGACCACGGGAACACGCTTCACTACATCACCTACGGTCCAACCCTTGATCCGGGTACCGATGATGTGTCGACTCCGATTCCGACCGGTCCTCACATCTACATGAGTCTGAAGTTCACCCTGTACAGGAACGCCTCCGATCTTACAATCGGAGGCGAGCTAGACTCTTGGCAGATCAAGGCACTTCCCGGAACTCTTAAGCAGAGGGAGATCATCAGGAACTTCCTGTGCTTCAACAATGAGAAGGACAGGACTGGCAACCTGGTTCGAGGGGATACTCAGGCACTCGACAAGCTGACCGCCATCCGCCAGATGTGTCAGCGTGGAGACACCGTCACCCTCCAGGATCTGGCTCAGAACATCTCTGACCAGGTGATCATTGACGACTACCAGTTCACCATGCCAACAACGCCCGGTCCGAACTCGGAGAACTATGGAGGATACCTGACTGTGAAGCTTCGCACTGTGGCGGACAGCGTTCCACCGATCTCCGTATCGGGAGACATCGAGGTGGAGTAATGGATGCGTCAACCATCATCACATTCCTGGTCGGAATAGCCGCCATTGCTGGCGGCTTCGTGGGCGGGAGGCAGACGACGAAGGCTCAGGCCGATGCCATCAATGCCATGCGCAACACGATCGATGAGCAACAGAGGATCATCGACACCATCCCTGCCATGCGTGCCAGGATCGAACTACTCGAAAGCCTGGTAACCCAGAAGGCGAACGTCGAGCTTGTGATCGGTATCGTCACTCGCATTGAGGAGAAGCTTGATGACCTCACCACCTGAGTGGTTCGAGCGTACTCTCATTGTGGCCACGAACGAGCGTGAGCGAGCCTCTGTGAGGCACGTACAGAGCGTGCTGAGGCTGCCTGAGACCGGAGACCTGGATGACCTCACGCGAGCCTCTCTACGGGGCTTCCAGGGCCTCTTCGGTATGCGTCCCACCGGCGTCCTGGATGCCGCTACAGCCATCAAGATTGAGGAAGTCAGGCATCGTCATGCTTAACAAGTTCTGGAAGGATGCGCTGGAGCGCATCGCATGGACTACCCTTGCAGCGGCCATTCCAGCCGCTGCCTACTACGTGGATCTACTGCCACCACAGTGGATCCCGGTCGCTACCGTACTGATCACGGTAGTTAAGACTGTGGTTGCCGGACATGTCGGTAACCCAGACACCGCCAAGTTCGACAAGGAGAACTAATGTCCGGCTTTGACAACGCGTCCGAGACCGTCCGCATCATCGCGGCCACCGACACTGCAACCAACAACGACTATGTGATCTACGCCAAGGGAATCACCGGCAACATCACTCTGAACCTGCCAGCAGTGGCATCGATTCAGCCCGGTCGTCCGTACCGTGTCGTCAAGGATGCAGCAGCATTCACCGTGACC